GGATTTGCTGTATCTCATCAAAAACTGCTATCCTAACGGCTCGCCTGTCGATAACGACTTCTACAGCCGGATAATCACGGATATCTTGATGGAATACGACGAGGATATCGCGAGAAAAGCTGTAGATAACCTAACCCGCAAGTGCAAATTCCTTCCTACTCGTGCTGAAGTCGCTTCTGAGTGTGAAAGCATTGTTACTCACGTTAGGAAGCAGTACATCGAGGCTGATTACAGGCTCAAGCAAGAGGAGGACAGGAAAAAACGCCACGAAGAGGAGTTGGAGGAAAAGAAGGATCGTGAGTTCTATCAATTCTGTGCAGACAAAGGCTATCCGTCAATTTTTGAGATTTTCAAGGATGCCGAAACGTATAACAACCTACGCAATGAATTCGAAAAAGAGGAGGGGAGATGAGGAAAGATAAAACATTACGCTTCAAAAAGATGAGCGCTGCTCAATGGGAAAAAGAAACAGATGAATTCCTAGATGAAGAAAAAGCCACAAGCCTTAATCACGAAGAGCAGGCTGTTTTTGACATCCTGAGCCTTGTTTTTGAAGTTGACAGGATTATCCCCGATCGTAACAGACCTATGGGAGACAGAAGCCATATGCCCGAAATTATTCCTCCGAAATACGAAGAGGATAACGATTTGGAGATGAAGCTTATTGCTATGTTCCACAAGGAAGAATACCGCAACTGGTTGGAGAGTATCCGTGACTCAAAGCACTATGAAATCGAGGTCATGAAGCGCTTCAAAATGCCAGTTCCCGATTATCTCCTAACCTTATGGTACGAGGTTACAACTGAGTGGATGAGAAGGCTCAACGACAAAGAGCGTATTGCCGTCAAAGGTTATGCCATGGGAAAGAAAATCAAGCAGATACAGGAATACTCCAAAAGAAAGACTGGAAAGTATCCGGATAGGAAAAGCATTTACAACTGGTATAAATCTGGAATAGGGAAGTTGGTAAAATACCTGCCGGAAGTAGAAAATACTAATTAAAGCACAATTCCCAGCATACGTCTTGCCGCATCAGATAAGAAAGATGAGCGGTTTTTACTTACAGTATCGATTTGAGCCAGTAATTTTTCGTCAATCATAATATTAACGCGCTTTTGGGCGCCTTTGAGAGGGAGCAGCGCAACATAACCAACAACAAAGCTATAGTTTTCTTCCCATTCCCGCCACTCTTCCCAGGTTTTTTTTATCTGTTCCAATGTTCTGGGAGTGGGCATTTTCTCTCCGTCGGCATATAATGATAATGCTTCATGTGCCATTTGTACGGCATCTTCATAATTATCTCCGACAGAAATGCAGCCAGGTAAATCAGGGAAAACAACCCCATAGCCGCCTTTGCCGTTTTCTTCAAATAATGCAATATAATGTTTCATATTTACTCCTCTTTACTTTAATCCGGCTTGTTTTAAAATACTCTTTGCCGTTCCAATGGCTACATCTTTCTTCGGGTGTGGAATAACAACTATTCCTTTTTTTACTTTATGATGGAATTTGTGATGACTGCCCTCAATATTCACGAGATACCATCAATCATTTTCAATTATCTTAATTAACTCTTTGCTAGTGTACATTTTAGGCATACTTATTTTCCCCTGGCTTATATTCATAATATACACACATTATTACACACTGTCAATAAGATAATAATAAAAATTCCCCATTTTTTATCGATTTTCCCCATTTTAGTATTCCCCAAAAAACAGCTTTTTATGCTATCATATATGATATAATCGGCAGCAGTGTCGGTTAGGATAAAAAGTTTTCATTGTTTTTCCTGGGAGGTTGTTAACGCAGCCTCCTTTTTTCTTAAAATAGTTCTTGACTTGTGTAACATATCACGTTACATTAAGCTATGATTAAAAGTTTCAGACATAAAGGCTTGGCTAGGTTATTCGCTGATGGTTCTACAAAGGGTATCAGGCAAGACTTGGTTGCAAGGTGCGAAAGAAGGTTAGCGGCACTAAATGCTGCGAAAGTGCCAGAGGATTTAAATATTCCCGGCTTTAACTTTCACTCTTTGCAGGGTAAGCCTAAGCGCTATAGCGTTCATGTCAATGGTCCTTTCTGTATAACATTTGAATGGGACAATGGGGCTTTTAACGTAGATTTAGAGAATTATCATTAAGGAGGAATAATATGAGAGCAATACATCCGGGAGAGATTTTAAGGGAGGATATTCTTCCTGAACTCAATATGTCGGCGGGCGCTTTTGCAGGGTTGCTTGGTGTGAGTCGCATGAACATATACCGCATTGTAAAAGGCAAACAGGCTATTACTCCTGATATGGCGTTGCGGCTTAGCAAACTTCTTGGCAATAGTGCTGAATTTTGGCTTAACCTACAAAACTCTTACGATTTGCAAGTAGCAGAAAAAGGATTAAGCAAAGAGCTTAAGGCTATTAAACGGTTAAGGGCTATATGATTAAGGAGATAGAACATGGATAGATGCATTAGATTTTTTAAGAAGATATACAATATTTTAATTAACAATAAATTTAACGTCTTTGTTTCTACATTTCTTTTTCTGATATTATTTATTGTATCTTATGGTGCATTACTGACAAACGAAAAAATAGGTAACATTAATAAAAAAATAGAAATAATTAACAAAGATATAGTAAAAATTGAACGCGCCACATCTGAAATACCAACAAAATTACTTGATATAAAAAGTCAACTTTTCGATATTGATTCGGGTGTTTCAGACGTGCATCGAGAAATTTTAGGTTTAATAATATGGAGAAAATAATCTATTGACACCCGGCTTTATTAGTGGCTACGATTAACCGAGCTCCTGTAGAAATACAGGGGCTTTTTTTATAACTATTTTATGGAGTTTTTATATGCCTAGACCCAAAAGCATGAATGAAGATGTTTTTCGCAAAGTGTGTGATGATATTGCCTGTGGTGAAACTATAGTTGACGCTTGCAAGAAGAACGGTACAAATGCTAGGGCTTATTACGAGTTTATGCATGACAACCTTGATAATGAGGATATTAATAAACTTTCCACGCGAGCCAGGCAATCAAAAGCCAATAATTATTGGGATAAGGCAGAAGAGGTTTTACACTCAGCTTACGATAACAAGGAAGCCGGCGTTGACATTAATAAATCCCGTTTTCTTTTTGACGGCTATTTGAGGCTAGCAGGCAAAGCCAACCAAGGTCTTTATGGCGATAAGCAGGAGACTATTCATACAGGATCTGTAACCGTTATGCGTTCTGTGAAGATAGGGAACAAAGATTTAAACATAAGCATCGGGGAAGATATAAAAGAATGATTGAAGTGCCGGAGTTATTAAATATTCCGCCTAAATTACTGCCTTTTATAACAGAACTCGGAAAATATCGCTACTATCTGGCTGAAGGAGGACGCGGATCTGGCAAGTCCAACGCTTTTGCACGCATAGTTCTTTACCTATGTGAAAAACGCAAACTCAGAGTTATTTGCGGGCGTGAAATCCAAAAGACCATTGAAGAATCCGTTCATAGGTTGCTTGCTGATTTGATAAGTAAATATGGGCTTAACTTTGAGGTACAAGGCAATAAAATAGTCCACCGTAAAACTGGCTCAGAAATCCTCTTTAAAGGCTTCAGGGAACAAGGTAGAGCTAATATTAAAGGGCTTGAAGGGGTTGATATTCTCTGGGTTGATGAAGCAGAGGCAATAACTAAACAGACGCTTGATGTAATTATTCCTACCGTCCGTAAGCCTAATAGCGTTATCTGGTTCTCCATGAATAGGTTTGTTCGGCAAGACCCGGTGTATATGTATTGCATAAGCAGATCGAATTGCCTGAGTGTCCATATAGACTATTTCGAAAATCCTTATTGCCCACAGGAATTGATAAACGAGGCTGCAGAGTGCAAACGGACGAACGAAAAAGATTATGAACATATATGGCTCGGTCGTCCCATGGAGCAGGCGAGCGATTATCTATTCAATGCTGCCAAAGTAGAGCAGATGAAGCAGCTTGAGCCATTTGATGATGTTTACTTGAAACATAGGGTTATCGGTGTCGACTTTGCTGCTCAGGGCAACGACTTATGCGTGGCAACAGTGCTCGATCGTGTAGGGCTTACTATGTGGAAGTGCGTGGCTCAAGAGGCATGGAGTGATGCCGATGCTATGAGTTCTATTGGTCGTATCGTTGGGATATTAGGGAAATGGCGACCGACTGCTGCAAGCCTTGATGTCGGAGGTATGGGCTATGTGGTTTATTCGCGGCTGCAGGAATTAAAAGTCCATATAAATCCTTTTGATGGAGCAAAGCATGAAGGAGTGCCTCATGAATACTTGAACAATCGCGCTTATGGGTATTTTACGCTTGCAGAATATATCAATAATGGTTGGCTGGCTATGAAATCTCCCGAAACGGAGGCAGAATTATTAGAGATACGCTATAAACAAAGCTCGAATGGCAAAAGACAGATATTAAGCAAGGATGAAATGCGCAAAAGCGGGATTAAGTCTCCTGATAGGGCGGATAGCTTGATGATGGCAGTACATACGATAAAGAATTTCCTTTCACCGGCTACTTCTTTTGCTGGGACTGTGGATTTTAAGGTTAAACGAAAGAATATATCAAAATTTTAGGAGGAATTTATGGGAATTGATCCGATTACAGTGGGAATAGGTGCTGCCGTCTTAGGAGGAAGTCTCCTGCACGGTAAAAAGCAGGCCAGCAAAATGGAAAAGAAACAAAAAGCAGCACAGGAAGCAGCGAATAAACAATTGTCGACTGAATCAAATCGTAATGCCGCCAAAAGGAAAGCTCTTTTTGAGACGGGAGGTGGAGTTCTGGGAGAGGAAGTAGAAAATGTTGGCGCTACTAATCGTGGCACTTTATTTGGGAATTAGGAGGTAGTAATGGGAATAGAAGGCTCGATACTTTTAAAATCTGTCAAAGAAGAACAAGATAAAAGGGACGCGCAGACCCTAAGGACAGAACAAAGCAGGAAATTTTCTACCTCTTCTGAAATTCTCCCTAACTTATTCGGTGATGTGAAGAGGGAAAAGCCTAATTATAATATTCGCCAAACACTATTCAGGAATTGATATGAAAAATAACTTTGCAAGTATCAGACAGCGTTACGAGGAAGTAAGGTCTGAACGTAACCGCTATGTTCCTCGCTGGAACGAGATATCAAAATATGTGGGGATAAAAGTAGAGCCAAACGACTATTTGCAGGCTCAATCCTCAAAATCTGAAGATTTAGACAAGTTTACGGAAGACCCGACAGCCGCCATATCAGTACAGCAATCAGCCGATTATCTAAAGGGCATTATGTGGGGAACAGGAGAAGGAGTATTCTCTTTGCTTCCCAGCGACGAACTTTTGGAAATTATCGATAATGACGCTGTAAAAGACTGGTTTGAGTATGCCACCAACAAGTCCTTAAACGAGATGAATCACTCAAATGCTGGACTAAACTCCGCCCTTTCAGCATATCATTATGACCAGTCTTCTTATGGCACTTCAGGAGTTGGCTGCTTCCCGAACGGCTCATATGGTAAAGGAAGGGATGAAAATATCCTTCTGTTTAGACCTTATGGTATAGATACATTGGCTATAGACGAAGGTAAAAATGGGCTTATTGATATCGTTTTTAATGCCTATTCTTGGCGTACGAACCGTTTTGTAAGCGAATTTTGCGATAAAGAAGAGGGATTTGCAAAAGATATGTTTGAGAAGCTTCCTCAGAAAGTTAAGAGTGCTTATAAAGCTAAAGACTTTAATCAGGTTTTTAAATTAGTTCAGGCTATTTTACCGAGAGAAGATTTTGAGCCTGGTAAATTAGGAGCTAAAGGTTGTAAATATATCGGTTATTGGTTCTTAGAGGAAGATAGAGAGAGTTTCTTTTATGAAGAGGATTATAAGGAGCGCCCCATTCCTATTTGTCGGGCTGAGAAGATACGCGGTGAGATATATGGTAGGGGCGCAGGGACTATGCTGTTGTCGACCATACGCTGTGTTAATGAGATAGTATCTAATCTGATGGTAACATTAGAGAAGATGGAAAATCCACCTATTGGTATTCTTCATTCTGCCCTATTAGGGGACGATGTACTTGATACTTCTCCTAGTGGCTTGACTGTATTTAATGCTGCGTTGATGAACGGCAATCCTCCGGTATTCCCGGTGCAGGATATTGGAGATCCTAGCGCTATTATCCAGTTCCTGTTGCCATACCTTAATGAAAAAGTAGCCACAGCGTTTAAGATTGATATCTTGCTGGACTTTTCTTCGAGTACACAGATGACGGCGACTGAGAGTTTGCAACGTTTTTCAATACGAGGGCGTTCTATTGCTGGCTTGATTACACAGCAGAAAACGGAACTTTATGAGCCTCTGATTAAACGCTCTGTATCCATCCTTTATGATAGAAACGCGCTGGGAATTAACCCAAATGACGGTGAAAAGGTAAATTCATTAAGGCAAACGGGGAGGGCGGAAAGAATAATTCCCGCTCAAGTTATCCAGTTGATTAAGGAAGGCAAGCCATGGTATCGGATAAAGTTCAATAATGAGGTTGAAAAGCTCACGAAAACGGAGCGGGTAGAGGATTTGTTAAAAATGCTCAATGTTATCGGAGCAATGATGGGTTTGTATCCACAAATAGCTACGGCTATAGATTGGCACTCTTTATTGGCGGATGTTTCAGAGGCATTAGGAATGTCAAAACTTATCATGAGTAAGGATAAGTTTCAGGAACAGTTGGAGGCACAAGCTCAGGCACAAATGGCAATGATGACATCACAAATGCAGGCTCAAGAATCTGTAGCTAATAAAAATAATGCTTCAGCTTTAAAGGAAATAAACAATGCACAAGCCGTCTGATGAATTTACGGAAGCAGAAAAACAGGAATGGGCATCTTTTATGGCAGATAGTAATCTGCTGTTCAAGACCCCAGCGGGGTTAAAGTACGCGCGCAAACTTTTGAAAATGAGCCGTTTCTTTGACGAGGACTATGCCACTTCTCCCAGTACGAGAGAGTATTATTCAGGGATGCGGGATTTAGTGAAAGTCATGTTAATCAAGCTGGTAGAGCGGGAAACTCTACTGGAAATTTTAAGGAAGGAGTAATTTATGGAAGAAACAGTTATTGTTGCAGATGAAACAGTAGTTTCGCAACCTGCGGCAGAAACACCTCCTGTAGCTGCTGCTGCAGAGCAGGCAAATAATAATGAGTTTAAAATACCGGACGAATATAAGGATAAAGGGTGGGCTCGCAATATCAAGAACCACGACGATGTCTATAAGATGCTGGATAATTCGCAATCAATGATTGGGAAAAAATTGGGAGTTCCTGACTGGGAAAAATCAACACCAGAAGAGATTGAAGCTTTTTATAGTAAAACTCGCCCCGAAAATCCTGATGACTATACTTTGCAAGATTTAGGAGAGGATGACAGTGCTTTCTTTAAGGATTTATTCCATAAAAACGGCATAAGCACTAAGCAGGCTGAAGCTTTGGTTGGCGGTTATAAACAATCCATAGATAAGGCAATACAACCTCTATTCTCTGCCGATGGTTATAAAGAGGAAATGACGAATCGCTTTGGTGATAAATATGAAGCCATTACCAATAAGGTTGCGGATTTTATCAAGGCGGAGGCGAGTGAGACGGATAGGAAATTGCTTGAACAGTTGCCTAATAATGTTCTGGGAATTGTCAATCAGCTTATACATACGACATTGGAACGTCATGGAATAAAGGATGGCGATATAGGCGGTTCTACAGCCGCTAAAACGGCATCTACGGAAGTGGATTTTGGAGCCTATGTCAAAGAGATGGAAAGCCTTAAACGCCGCCCGCACGAAATAGAAGATAAACATGCAATTATGCGTAAATATGGAATGATGTAAGGAGATATTATTATGACAATGTTAAAAGTAAAATGTTCAGGTGCTTATTTGCACGGTAAAGAAAAAGTGGATTTCGAGGAGATTATAACTGTTCCTGCTTGTGATGAAGAATGGCTAAAATCAAACATAATTCATAGGACGTTGCCCAGGCATTTCTTCAATAAGAAAAATGCTAAGCGATTTGACGCTAATTATAGCTGTTACATAGACAGTGTAGAGGAGATAGACGAAGAGCCTACTGCTATCGGAAAGAGTATATCAGACCTTACTCACGATGAGATACAGGAAGTGGCGATAATGTATTCCTTGCGCCGTGTCCCTAAATATAAAGGAACGGACTTGCGTGCTACCAAGAAGATACTTTATCGAGAATATTGCAATAAGGTATTAGGACTGGTGCTGAGTGAAGATTTTGACTTCGAGAACGCTCCTGATGTTACAATCGGAGATGCTTCTGAAGAAAATGTAGGAGAAGCAGCACAAAGTGTTACTAAAGCTCAATCAACGGCTAAAAAAAAAGATAAGGTTGCTGAAGGAGTTGCGAAATTGAACGCGCAGCTTGATGAAGAAACAGAGATATAAAAAATTGCCTTGATTTTATGTACTTGATGTTGTACAATAGCATATGAAGGAGAAAAGTTATGGAAGCATTCACTTATACATCTGCTAGAAAGAATATGGCAAAGCTAATGACAGAGGTCTGTGAAAACTCTGACGTGAAGATAATTACCAGAGCCAACAAACCGGCAGTAGTAATGATGAGCTTGGAGGATTATAACTCTTTTGCTGAGACGCATTATTTGTTATCAAACCCGAATAATGCCGGGCATTTAAGAGAAAGCCTTAAGCAGCTTGAAGAGGGGGATTTGGTTCATGTCAGCCTTGAAGAGCTTTAGTTTTACTAAGAACGCGTATAAAGATTATGAGGCGATCAAAATTCGCAATCCTAAACTTGCACAAAAGATAAAAGATTTAATTAAGGATATTATGCAAAATCCATTTAATGGAATAGGTAAGCCTGAGCCATTGAAATACGAATTAACAGGTTGTTGGTCAAGAAGAATAAATCAACAACACCGCCTAGTATATAGGATTGATGATGATGAACTGCATATAATATCGTGCCGGTTTCATTATTAAGTATTTACGACTGATATTTTTGGTTGACTGTATGTAGTTTGTATACTACACTTTAATCATAAAGAAGGCACACAAACTTATAACGGAGGTGGCTTAGATGATTAAAGTGAAAGTAAGAGATTGGGATGCTTCTGAATTTCTTGGGACTGAAGAAGATATTGCTGATTACCTGGACGCATCTTTTGAAAGCGGGGATATTAGGATTATCACCCTTGCCCTTGGCAATGTGGCGAAAGCTCGTGGTATGTCCGAAATTGCGAGAGAGGCTGGGGTAAATCGAGAAAGCCTTTACAAGTCACTGGCCGCGACAGGTAATCCTTCTTTTTCTACTATCCTTAAAGTTATGAACTCATTAGGGGTAAGGCTTGCGGCGGTACCGGCTAAATAAGCCCGAGTCATTGAAATATGTGCCGGTTTTTTTTATGATATTTTAAAAAATTGACTTTGTATTGCTTTTGTATTATATTTATAATATATTTGTAATACAAAGGAGTCATAATATGAAGAATACTGTAGTCCAAACACGCATAGAAGATAGCGTTAAAAATAATGCTGAAAAAGTGCTAAATGCCTTGGGTCTATCTATAAATGATGGTATCAGAATGTTTTTAAATCAGGTTACGATAGACCAAGGGATGCCTTTCAGACCTGCTCTTGGACACTATCCTAATGAAGAAACGCGCAAGGTTATTGCCGAAGCTGATGCCGGGATTGGCGTGAAGCACTTTGATTCTGTAGAAGCGCTTTTTGAAGATTTGGACAGCTAATATGCTTACTATTAAAAGAAGTTCCACCTTTAAGAAGGAATATAAAAAACTGACAGATTCGAGTATCAGAGAGGAGCTTATGCATGTTTTACAGTGTTTGGTTACAGGGGAAAAACTTGAGATTAAGCATAGACCTCACAAGTTGACGGGTAATTATAATGGTTATATGGAGTGCCATATCAAGCCTGATGTCCTTTTGATTTACCAGATAACAGATGATGAACTTTATTTATACCGTATAGGCTCGCATAGCAGTCTATTTTAACGCAACTGATGATTTACGGTTCAGCCGCTCCTTATGGGGCGGTTTTTTTATGGGTAGCTTTGAGCCAAAGTCCATGACAACAAGGAGAGTTTACACCTTAACGTAAACAGAGGAAATCCCATAGCGGACAACTTTCTCGATAGAAAATGTTTTAATTTTTTTATGGAGAAAAAGATATGCCTATTATATCACCCAGCATCGACCAAGGTGCTAAACTAGCGTTTGAACAGACTTTCTTTAAGCTTGTTCAGCAAACACGTTCCAAACTTGCAGCATCGCCTGCAATCAGGTACGTTCCGAGTAATTCAAAAGTGCATAATATGACACGTTTGAATAAACTTGAACTTGAGGAAGTTAGTACCCGTAACCCGCTTAAAACTATGAGCGATTACGAACTTGATAACCGCATGTTCAGGAAACGCCGTTTCACGAAGACTGTTCTTATTGATGCCAAACACGACATCAATGAACTGCTTAAAGACCCGACTTCGGACTTGATGCAACAGCTTGTAGCGGCTAAGAATCGTGTCTTTGACCGGGTTGTAGCGGCGGCGGCAGTAGGAGATGTTCTTACTGGTCCTGCTGATGCGACAATGGCGGCTTCAACAACTTCTGCGGCAGCAGATGGGGTTCG